GGAAGCGCAAGACCTACCCCTCCTTCTCCCGCTCCGTCGTCCGATTCTTTACGCTCGCACCTAGCGGGGAGCTAAAAGAACTTACCTTTACCAAATGACCAACCGCGAATACCTGAGGAACATCCTCAATCAGTTAGCCGGCGAAGTCTCCGCCCTCCGCCCGACCCCCGAAGACTCCGTCACCCTCGCCGGGTCTGATCTGATGCAACTCCAGATTGCCATCAATGAGGCCGCCACCGAACTCGAGCGCCTTGACGTCGAGAACATCGAGGAGGCCTATCACATCAAGCCGATCTATGACCGCATCAAGGCCGTCATCGCCCATGAGCGCGTCCTCCGCAACCAGCTCGACCGCGTGGCCCTCGCCGCCGACAACGCCATCGACCTCTGCAACCTCCTTTCCGCCCACGTCGAAGAGCACAACCCGAACGACGAAGACGAAGCCCTCTGAACTTTTCCCACCATGCCACAAATCCACGACCGCAAAGAATACCGCGCCTTCCCGGCGCTGAACCAGTCCGCCGCGAAGCACATGCTGACCTCGCCGGCGCACTATCAGGCCTACATCAACACGCCCCAGGAAGAGACGAAGGCCCTCCGATTTGGAACCTTCGTTCACTCCGCCGTGCTCGAACCGCACACCCTGAACGACCTCTACGCGACCGCCCCGGACTGCGATCGCCGCACTAAGGAAGGCAAGGAGACTTGGGCAGCCTTCCAGACCGCCAACGTAGGCAAGACCATCCTCGATTATGAGGAGTCCGCCCTCGGGCATCTCGTGGCTTCCTCCGCCCGCTTCGCCCTCAAGCGCCTCGGCGTGGAGTTCGACGCGACCGAGGTCATGTATCACGTCGATTACAACGGCGTCCCGCTCAAGGCCGCCATCGACGGCGTGGCTGGTGACTACCTCTGGGACATCAAGACCACAGGCGCCGGAGAGGCCACGGCCGCCGGCATGCTCAAGAGCATCCGCTCGTATAAATACGCATTGCAAGCATACTGGTACCGCCTCGTCTACGAGCTCGCCACGGGCCGCCGCCCTCTCGGCTTCCGTTTCCTCTTCGTCGAGAAGGAGCCGCCCTTCGCTTGCGCCGTCTGTGAGATCGGCCCTGAGCTCATGTCCTGGGCCATCGCCGACTTCGAGAAAGCCGTGACCCTGTATAAGGAATGCACGGCCTCCGGCGTCTGGCCCGCCTACACCGAGGAGATCCAGGTCATCGACGTGAAGTCCACGACCACCGCCGCCCCCATCAACTTCGCCTAACATGGAACCCAACAACGACCGCAAGCCCCTGAAGTCTATCGAGACCGCAGGAACCTATAAACTCAAACTCATCAAGCCCGCCTTCGACAAGATCAGGCAGTGGGAAGACGGCACCGTCTCCTGCCGCCTCTTCTTCCTCGACGACCAGGGCAACTGCCTGAGCAAGTCCTTCTCCTCGAAGTGGGGCAAGCCCCTCGCGATGCTCGTCGGCAAGTTCTCCGGCAAGTTCACCGAAGAGCTGCGCATCGACGCGACCCCCGCCGAGTTCCTCTTATACATCACCCCGGCCTGTGGCAGGACGTGCCTAATCGGCGTCGAGGCCGAGCCGTCCGGCGAGTACAACGGCAAAACTCAATACAAGTACAAGCTGACCTACCCTAAGGGCAGTCAGAAGCCTGTCGTCAACGACCTCCCCAACCCCGAAGACGTCCCGTACTGATGAACAACCTCGCCAAGATCCGCGAGGCCCTGGTCGACGCGCTGCTCAAGGCGCCCGACCTTAACCTCCGCCGCGTGCGTCGTAAGCTCGGCATCTCCGGCCGCCAGACCCGCATCGCCTCCCGAATCGCAAAAGCCACGCGCAAGGCCTCCGCCGCCGCATGACCACCATGTCCGCCCCGACCCTTGTCCTTATCTCTGGCTTCGCAAGGGCGGGGAAGGACACCCTCGCCTCGGGAATCTTGGAGTGGTCGACGCGTCCGTCCCGCAAGACGAACTTCGCAGACTATTTAAAAGACGCTGGGAATGACTTTTTGATGAGTTTGAATCTGGAGGGAAACTTCCACGACGACCGCTTCAAGACCCTACATCGGGATTTCCTCGTGGCCGGCGGACGCCTCGCCCGCTCCCTGGACGTCGACATCTTCGCCAAGAACCTCGCCAACTTCTGCCCGATCCAGATGGCGCCCGGTGAACTGGCCCCCGAGACGGTCGTATGCAGTGACCTTAGATACGCTAACGAGGTCTCCGTCTGTCAGGACGTGCTCATCGACCTCGGCTGGAAGGTGCGCACCGTCTACGTCGCCACCGCCGGCATCGGCCCCGCCAACCAGGAGGAGATGGACAGCATCCTCGAGATCCGCGAGAAGCACGCCTTCGACCTCGAGCTGACGTTCGCCCCCAACTCGCGGAATACGATCCTCATGGAGGGCCGCTATATCGCGAAGACATGGAGGCTCTAGTCATGAATGACGACCTGAGCATGGACGAGCGCATAGCCTGGGCCAGACGCTCAGGCCTGACCGACGAGCGCATCGCCTTCCTGCTCGCCTGTCCGAAATATACCCGCACCGGGCGAAACGACAAGCCCGCCTACATCAAGACGGAGAATCCGAATCATCACCTCCAGAAGCTCGGCGACTGCTGGTGGCTGCGCATCCGCCGGCGGAAGACGAACATCGTCCACAACCTGGGCAAAGACCTCGAGACCGCCCGCAAGAACCGCGACGAGATGCTCGCGGCCTACGACGCCGGCAAACCCATTCCACACCTCGACCAATGAGCACCCGTGCCGCCAGGGGAAAGGCCATAAGTGCCGCCATCTATCAATTACGAAATAATGTCCGCACAAGGGTTGCCGCAATCATGTTTAACGTAGCACCCGGAAGTGTCGTATCTGCAAGAAACAGACTTGGTGCAAAAATAATGTCCACGAGAGAAAATCGGAGAATTTTCAACAACAATGGCTATTACTGTTTCCGTTATCGTACGTCCAATCTCAATGTTTACCACAGGCTTTCTGCTGACCTTGAGAAAGCACGAATAATGCGAAACAAAATCGAAAAGAAACTCGGACTTTCCAAATGAGCACCCCTACCCGCTTCGTCGCCTTCGGTGATAACCACGGCGACATGGCTGACGAGAACGCCGTCGAGGCCCTGGTCGAGTTCATCAAGGACTACAAGCCGACCGTGCGCGTCCACCTCGGCGACTGCTTCGACTTCCGATCGCTCCGCCGTGGGGCTGGACAGGATGCCGAAGGCGCCGAGTCACTCATCTCTGACATCGAGGCCGGTGAAGCCTTCCTCGAGCGCACCAAGCCAACCGTCTACCTGATGGGCAATCACGAGCACCGCGCCCAAGCCCTCCAGAACACCTCCGGATCCGCCCTGGTGCGTGACTACTGCGCCGACCTCGAGGCCCGCATCAAGACCGCCGCGAAGAGCTGCGGAGCCAAGACCATCCTACCCTACCACGCCGAGAAGGGCGTTTACCGACTAGGTCAGGTCGCCTTCATCCACGGCTACGCCCACGGCCTGAACGCCACCGCCGAGCAGGGCAAGCACTACGCCGACCGCGGAGGCGCTCTGATCCACGGCCACACGCACACGCTCGCCCAGGTCAACTTGACCAAGGCCGAGGGCGGCGCCGCGTTCTCCGCCGGATGCCTATGTCAGAAGGATGCCATGGCCTATGCCTCATCCCGCCTAGCTACGTCAAGGTGGGGGTCAGGCTTTGCGGCCGGCTGGGTCGACGGCAAGGACTGGAAGGTCTGGCTCGTCCACCGCGTCGGCTCCCGCTGGGTCTGGACAACTGACCTCAAGGTCTTCACCCCGAAGGCCAGATGAAGCGCTTCGACGCCCACGCCCTCGTCGCCGCGATCAACGCCGACGACACCCCTGAAGGCTGGCACAAGACTACGGAGGTCGTCCGCCTCCTAGGCTATACGACCCGGGCCGGTGTCGCCCTGCCGCTCGCCCGCATCGTCAAGGCAGGCTACGCCGAGCAGAAGACCATCCGCCGAGGCCGTTTCATTTATCGCCTGTCGCCCAGGTTCAAGTCTTGGCCCGCCGCCAAGGCCGCAGCTGAAGCCGCCGGCAAGTTCAAGGCCCCCAAGGGGTGGGTCACCCTCTCCGAGTATGCGCACAAGCACCGGCGCACCGTCCGCGGCGTGCAATACCGTATCGACGGCATGGCCCTCCCTGTCCGCATCCTCCGCAACCCTCGGAGCGTCCCCTACTACCGCAAGTCAGACCTCGACCGGGTCTGTCGTTAAAACATTTGACGCAGGGCCTCCACGCCCCCATCCCTCCCCTCCTCTCTTCTCATGATCCCGCCGAACAACGTCGCCGCGGAACGCCATCTCATCGGCGTACTCCTCCGCGATGCTCTCCCCTTCCCGCCAGACCTCAAGGCCTCCGACTTCTTCGAGCCCGCCCATCAGGACATCGTCGGCGCAATCCTCTCACTAGGCGTCGACGGCATCGCTGCCGACGAACTGACCGTCACCCAGAAGCTCCGCGAGTTCGGCTCCCCTATCGACGCGGCCACCGTCTCGCTCTTGGTCAGTGACGCCGGCGCATCGACCTATCGGCAGGAACATGTCGACCTCATCGCCAAGGCCTCCCTGCTGCGCAAGGCCTCCGAGATCGTCGCCAACGCGACCGACCCGGACGTCCTGCTAGACCACTATGCCCGCCTGTCCGAGCAGCGCAAGGCCACCAAGCGCGAGAAGGACACCGGCGAATGGTTCGACCTCGACGCCCTCGACGCCTTCAACCCGCTCGACGACCCGACCGTGCTCGTCGGCAAGGCCCGCCGCTGGCTGTGCCAAGGTTACGCGGTCAGCATCGTCGGCTTCTCCGGCACCGGCAAGTCGTCCCTCATGATGCAGATCGCGACATCGTGGGCCCTGGGGCAATCGACCTTCGGCCTGACTCCCGTCCGCCCGCTCAGGACGCTCATCCTCCAAGCTGAGAACGACGGCGGCGACATCGCCGAGGCTTGGCAGGGCTCGACGTGCAAGATGACCGAGAGCGAGAAGACCAGGCTCAAGCAGAACATCGCCATCGTCCGCGACACAAAGCACATCGGCACGGCCTTCCCGGCCTTCCTCGAGAACCTCATCGTCAAGCACGGCGCCGAGGTCGTCTGGATTGACCCTCTGCTCGCCTACGCCGGCTTCGACATCGCCGACCAGTCCCTTACGACCGACTGGCTTCGCACGCAAGTCGACCCTGTCCTCAAGCGAACCAAGTGCGCCATGATCTACATGCACCACACGACCAAGCCGAAGTCGGCCGACGACCTGGACACCATGACGCCGTCCCAACTCGCCTACCTAGGTGCAGGATCCGCGGAGTGGGTAAACTATTCAAGAGACGCGGGGTTTTTATACCGCACCAAGGGAGAGCCCGCCCGGTACAAGTTCGGCTTTTCCAAGCGCGCCTCCCGCTGCGGCCTTCAGGACATGGACGGCAACTGGGCGAAGTCCGGCTTCGTCTACCTTCAACACTCCCCCGAGGCCAAGGTGCTCCGCTGGGAATACGCCCCGACCGCTGGCTCCGACCCCGCCCCCCAGCGTACCGATTACGGCCACGCTAAGGGGTCTAGGAGCCGTCCTGACTCCATGTAAGGGGTAGGACACCCCTGACCGCCTAAATGACCCTCCAGACCTCTAATCATGACCTCGTCGCTAGGGTATGCAAGTCCGTCTACCCTAGGGTAGTTATTTATACTTCTACCCCCTATGCTGGCGCACGGGGGAAGATAAATAATATTCAGGCCGCACCTTCCCGAGTTAACGCACCATGCCCCGGAAACTGACCCCTGCCCAATTGTCCTACCTTGCCCTCAAGCGCAAGATCTCCGAGCGCCGCAAGTGGCTCTGGAAGCACAAGCGCAAGACCATGGAGAAGGGCCGCGTCAAGGCGACCGTCAGGGCGACCGAAGTCCGCCAGGACGTAAACACCTACCTCCTCGACACCGTCAGGACTTGGCCGGCAACCCTGACACCCGCGCAGCTCGAAGCATACCTCCTAGGCCTTCCCTATCACCGCAAGGGAAAGAAGCGCCGCATGAGACGAGACTCCCTGATCCGCCGGCTCCGCCTCCTCGGCCTCATCGATTACGTCCCGAGGACTAACACCTGGCACAACCTTTGCACATTGCCCCCGTCAAAACCTTCAGCACCGTCCGAGATGAATGACCAAGGCCCGACTGAATGACCTGACCGCCCCCGCGGAAGAGGCACGGTCTTTCGACGCATGGTTCTTCTCTCAGCCGAAGAAGGTGCAAGAGAAGATGCGCAACTCCGGCGTGCTGCCTTACCGCGAGATGGTGCAGTCTAGGCACGTGTTCAAGGTGAAGGACGAACACACGGCATGGATGAACACCGGCAACGATGAGCACGTCGAGGTCGACGCCTTCATCTCCCGCGACCTAGTGGCCGTGATGCTCAAGGCCTTCATCGACGCGCTTGCCATGTCGGATAATTTTTATTTCCGCCGGCATACGGAACTCATCAGATGGGCGCTTAGTCTTCCTGGCTGTCTGTCCTCCCGCATGATCGCACGCATGTATGGCAAGAGCCACGAGGCCATGCGCAAGCGAGCCCGGGCCATCCAGTTGTCCGTCAACTCCGACGCCCACGGCTTGTTCCCTCATTGCAACTCCAAGCGGGATAAGATGCGCGTGACGTTTACCTCCCCTCATATACGCTCATAACATATGATTGACCCTCGTTTACATATGAAAGCGTTCAATCGTATCCGCGTCGGCACGTCCGCCAACCCCCCTAAGGAATCTCTTTTGGGCGGTTTTCCGCCGCGTTGGACGACACC